AGATTGACTCCCTCGACAAGTAGAAATTGTGTTCTATCTGGATAATAATTATAAGTATAGTTTAATTCTTTCCTTCAAAGCCTGTATTTTTAAATGATTAAAATTTATATCATCTTTGTATAGTCTTATAGTGCTTTTATTTTCTAGCTTTTCAATCTCTTCATTGAGATGACGAATGGCTACTACTGGTTCGAGTGAGGATTTGTACATAGTTAGTTGTTTAGTAAATAATTGATTTTAATTTGTTCCATTTATCAGTTGCTATTTTTTGACCATCTGGACAACCTATACTTGGATGATATTGTATTTCTGAATAGCAGTATCTTGTTTTAGATACTTTTCATAAATCAGGATAGAAGTCTTTTGCACTTTTTACATTTATCCACCATTTATTATACTTCTGAACCCAATTTTCAGATCCTTCATCTAGGCTTGAATATTTCTTTTTTCAACTCTGAATCCCGAAACAATTATTTCTATCAATACAAGCCTTTGAATTTTGTTGATTTCCTGCTTCATTATACATAAGTGTTAGTCATACTAGTATGCAATGTCTAGGATCGTGTGACGACACCTTGCAAGTTGAAATTAGACTAATTGCTGGCTCTTTTCTATATCCGAGATGTTTCACTTGTTCATATATTTCTAATGGAGTCCTCGGCTTCTTTTCTACACTTTTCACAGTAGCAGTATTCGATAATTGTTCTTTTTCAGAAGCACTCGCTTGTGGTATTAATTGGAATCATAAGGGAGGCACAGTATTGCCTGTGCTATGCGTTCAATATTTATTCTTAAATTCTCTGAAACTATTTTCAGAAGAGTGTCATTCCAATTTATAAGCTGGCTTGTTTTCTAAGTAATCAGTACCAGACATCCAACAAGTAAATTGTTCATTTTCATTTTTAAATTGTGATAGACAATCAATTTCCCATTGTGAAGGTTCTTTTACTTCGCTTGTTCAACTGTATGATGGGGAATATATTGTTTTGAGTAAATCCTTGTTGCAATGGCTTGTTGCTTCCAATATTTCGCTCGGTACTTGTTTCATTCGTGCCTTTGACAAGCATTCTTGCAGTATTGCAGTATTCTGTTCTTCAAGTTGCTGTTCGATAGTTTTGTTGTTCCAAGCATACGAGATACTGAAACCAACAAGGAGTGATAGAGAGATGATAATAAGGTATTGTTTTGCATTTTGCATAATTAAATATTTATTCCTAGTCAATCGGGCTAGTACGATATTTGTTTTTATATTTTGAATAGTAAATCTTTTTTTGAAATGTATTTCATATTAGTAAATTAAAAACTAAATTCAACTCAATTTCTCTCAGCTTTCTTTTGTTCTCTTGCAAGAGTTCTTTCATCTATTCTAATATTTGATTCGAGTGCAAGAGTGTCAAGATATGGAAAATATTTCTTAAATATGTGTATATTATGTATAACTTGCATATTTCTATTGTATCGTATTGTATCGTTCATATTAGTAATTGTTAAGAATAAATTGTCTCTTCATTCGATTCTGATTCCAGATAAATCTATTTCAACAAACTTTCTTAATATCTGGACTTACTTCTTGAAACCATTGATCCGCAAATTGTTTGTCGCAATAGGATATATTACTTGCAGATGTATATTGATAAGAAAATAAGAATCAAACAGCACCAAGAGCCAAAAGAAGAAGAAATAGAATCTGTATAGATGTAGGAGACTGAACTGTTTTTGTTACCATATTTATTTTGGTTAAGTAATAAGGTAGATACATTCTATCACAACAAATTATAATTGCAAGTATTTTATAGCACTTCGCATTGATTAAGTCTAGTATTGATTTATAAAAGAATACTTTTAGTTATCAGAAAGGATATTTCAGCAATCAATACAAGCAAAAGTATATCAAGGATCATAAGCATCTCTCGAAAAATGTTCTGATATGTTATTACTTCAACATTTATTACATTTCATATTATTTAATTTTTTCGTATAAAGTCTTACAAGGATTAGTACCAATAGAAATTGCATCCTTCATCCAAGAAAGCTCATACTCACTTATTTCAGGAGTTTCCCATCTATCAGTTTTCAATCATTCTTTTTTTTCAGATTTTATATTTTCTCTGCTCTTTTTTCCTGTTCTATAGTAGATATAAGGGAGTCATAAATCTGATCTTTTTCAGCATCTTTTTCAAACAGAACTAGAACTAATATGAAGTTGTGCTCAAATCTCTGCATCACTCATTGTTAATCTGAGTTTATTTGTTTCCTCTACATCAAAATTGATTGAGTATTTCCTTCATCAAAGTTCTTTTGTTGGGCAAGGTCACATAAGCTCATTGACTGTTTTACGAGATGTACTGTATTTTTTTAAAAAGTCTGTTTCACTCATTGTGAGTCGTTCAGCTTCCATTCAAGGTCTGAATCGATCAAGAAGTTGTACGAAGTTTAGATATTTTTTACTAGTTGGTGTTTTCATATTAAAATTTATTCATAAATAATCCCCAAGGTCATACATACTCTACTGGTTTCATATCTCTAATTTTCTTCTCATATAACCTTGCTACTTTCGTAGTGTTTTCCAATATCTCTAACTTCTTTTTATTTGGTCTTAGTATTTTACGAAACTTTCTTGCTGTAATTTCCTTTTTTATGTCATCTGGAAGATACCCCAATTGGTTAAATACTGGTCATCGTCAGACTTTGTGCTTTTTCATAAAATCAGCAAGTCATATCTCGTAGTATTCCTTGCGGAGTTCTACAATATCGTGTTTATTCCATTGGAACTTTGGATTTCTTGTGAGTGGTTTTGCCATTTGTAAAAAGTTTTATTAGTATTTTAAGTTCTTCAAGTGACTCTGGGTAGGCTTGTTTTATTCCTACATCAAACTCATTATCTTTTTCAAAATACATTATGTAGTTAGATGAAGTAAGTCTTAGTATGTAGCGAAAAGTATTCTCAAATCATTTTACTCATTCATATTTAAATCATAGCTTTTCAAGCTCTTGTTTTGTTGGTGTGTACATATATTAAAGGTTAAATCTTCAACACTAAGAGACAAGAAAACTCAGGCAGAAAAGCAAATCTTCTTATCTCCTAGCAACCGATTGATCCAGAGTAGCGAATTTATCAGAGGATCAATCTTTACTTATTATGAGTGGGCGAACTAGGTCACAACAAGTAGTTGAAAATTGTATGTGGTAAACCGAGTTAATTAACTCGATCCAATCCGTAGACTGGAATCGAAGCAACTAGTCCATAAATATTATTTTGTCTTCATCACTCCACCATTTATCTGCGGATAGTTTCCATATCTTGCAATCATCTTTTGACTTATTTGTAGGATCATAGAAAAGAGTATCAGTAAATGCTTTGAAAAGATTATCAATATCTGGAGTATTTTGGTTTGGTTTTCCTCTCATCTCATCTTGTTTCTTTTTACTCCAAGAAACAGGCATTTTAGAGTCGAATTGTATGTGATATGTACCTTCTATCATCTTTCGTATAATCTCTTGTCTATGGGGCATCAAGTGAGTTCTGAGAGCATTCATTTTACTATGATAGTCTATAGCGGATTTTGTAAATCTTCCTCACTTTCAATTTACTCTCTTAGCTGGGAATGGCTTGATTGGGATTATTAGATACATAATATTTTTTTAATAAGTTCTTGTTGGTTTCCTGAATTGATAGAATCTAATTTATTATGGCAGTATATAGAGCATACCAAAGCGATATTTTTAGAAATAAATTTATACTCTGGATATACTCACTTTGATAGAATATGAGCAAAATTTATTGTATGTGGTTCTGATATATAGTTTCAACATACTTCACAATTATGTATTCTATTGTTCCATATTTCTTGGAATAGTTCTTTCTGTCACTTCTTTTGTCTGTTAGACTTTGGAGTTTTAAAAGTTTTAGGAAACATTATCGTTCTGGATTATAAAGTGGATTCTCTATATGATATGAGCTTCTTGTTATCTTCTTGTGTGGATCGTGATACACGAGAGTGTCTATTTTATACCCTTCTCTACGAAGGTTCTGTATAGCTTTTCCATATGATCAAAGTAAACGATTTCCATTTACTTTTATCGAGCCAATCTGAGAAAGTGTAATGGTGTTATTTTCTGCGTGCTGGAAAGCATATAGTAATGCCTCCTTTATGGTACACTCTGAGAAATTCTTGTAAAAAACTAGCTCTGGAATAACTGAGGTGGATATTTTCATAAATGAAAAGGTTAGATATTACGAGAGATTAAAAATGATTTTACATCAGTAGACCAAACTCAATACTCACTACGTCATTGTCATATCATCAACTCTTCAAAGTCTTTATATTGTTCCTGAGTTAGATTTAATTGAATCCAATTATCAGGAATAATAGAGTTTCACTTGCAAAAATTATGTAATGGATTATCTGCAATCTCTTGAATTACTCAAAGTTCTATAGCTTCTTTTTTAGATAGTCAGAATCAAAGTACAAATCAATTAGAAGAGGAATTAAATATATTTAGCTTATTTTTTCCTTCATACGGTGCAAGTAATTTTTGCATCTTTTGTGTAAGTATATATTTCATAAGTGAAAAGGTTATTAAATATCGTACATAATTCAATCCGAATAGAATCTTATAGCTTCCTCCAACTGTTCACGAGTTAATTCAGTTCTTGAAGTTACATTATATCGCAAATAGAGTAGCTTTTTATTCGATTCCTCGCTTGTTTTTGTCTTTTGCGTGTATTCCTTCATCACGAGTGCTAATCGTTGTCGTAGCCTCTGTATTTCATCGTTTTTCTCCTGTAATCCTACTACTTCCAGATCAAGTTGTTTTCATTGATTGTATGAATCGAATATAAACTGTTGCATAGCTTCGGTGTAATCTTGTTTTTTCACTTTAATTGTAAATACAAGATTCTGCGAGCTATCTATTTTTGGAGAAAATATCCCTGAATCTTTCAATAGCATATTTTATATTGTTAATGTTGAAATAGGTTTCTTTGCATTTCTTCATCTTGCAGGATATAGGGTGTATTCAGTATTAGATTTTGCTGTAATAGAGTTTAAAGTTCTAACATATTCAGGTGTTCAGTATTTTATTTTCATTTTAAATTTCTTTGCATTCTCAATAGTAACTCAATTACTGAAACACCATTCATCTATTTTATCTGCTGTTTGCTTTGCTATTCGTGATGTTATATCATTTATTATATTCATATTAAGTTTTTATGGTAGGGCAGGAATAATTTAATATTGAAACTGCCCATATACTCCCGAAGGAGATATCCGTTGACGAGACGGGAGGAAAAAGCTATAAACCGAGTACCTTCTTCTGCTTATCTTTATATTTAAAGATAAATCCACCCGATGTTTTCTGTTTTAATCTGCAACAGTTTGATATATGTGATGAATATAATCATAATCATCTTTGTATATCAATCATTGAATCCCATTCTTTGATAAATTCTCAATCCAACGAGTATTGATTTACTTTTTTAGAACTAATACTATCTTTTCAGAATTTTCATTTACAAGGATGATTTGTATAATAATGATGATTTTTTGTTGCTTTCTTTAATCAAGTATCATATGCGTGTTTAACATTTTCACTATCAGTTGCCCATTCAAGGTTTTCTACGCGATTATCAGTTTTAATTCAGTTTTTATGATTAACTGTTCTTTTATTTTCTGGATTCTGTATAAAAGCCTGAGCCACTAATCTATGTACTTTACAAGTTTTTTTAAATCAATCTATATACAAAAATGTATTTACATATCAATAATTTAATGTTCATATCAATAATTTAATTTTATTAAAATAAATACTTTTGACTCTACCAATAGAACTCACCTCATATAATCATTCATATCATACCACTGGTTTCCAAATTTCTGTTTCCATAGCAATAAAAAAGACACTCTATCGGGGCGGAGAATTGCATTTACAACCCCGATAGAATGCCCATTAATGGCAATCCTCTCTTTAATGTAAATGCGTAGCTATTATATACAGATGTTAAGGAAAATCAATATTATAATCATAATTCTTTTTTTCTTTTATCTTTAATAGATGAGAAATAACTTGATTGTTTTTCGCTAATACATAGTTTCAATCATCGAGTATATAGAAGTTTCAAAGACTCTGAGTCTTTTTCCATTGCTATACTTGCTATGTAGTCATCAAGATCAAGACCAAACTCATCTTGTTGTTTTCCATATGGTTTTGCTTTTGGAGTATGTGTTATTTTCTTTTCAACTGTATTTCATTCTTCGTCTATAAGTGGGAGATCTTCGCCAGCATATATATTTATACCAAGTCAGAATATAGCAAGATTTTTAGTAATACATCGCATTATAGCTGTATTTATTTCAAACATTGTAGCCTTCTGTACTGTTTTATCTCAAAACTTTGTACTATAATTATAAGGACTATTAGTCATTGCATTATTAGCTCAATCCATTACAAATAGTTGCATCTTCCTAGTGTATCATTCAATAGTTACTGATGTTTCTACATAATATCAAAGTGATTCATCGAAAAAGTAAGGTTTTCAATCAAATCGTAATACTTCAAAACTTGTATCATATCTAGATGCTACAGCATTCCAAGCGTGAGACCAAGAAAGGTAAGTAAGATCTTTTTTCTTTTCTGTAAATGATGAACAGTCTACACTTGCGAGAGATTTATATATTTCTGTAAAATTAGTCATATAATTATTGGTTATCAAGTAAAAGTTTTGCTATTCTTGCACTACCACTTTCTCCCTGAGACATTATATAGTGATACAAGTAATGCTCCATATCTTCATTGCTGATTGATTCAATCCATTCTTCTACATCCTGAGTTATTTCTTTTTCAAAGTGTTTGTCAGTTAGATAGTCTTTTAGGTTTGTCATATTATGAAAGTTATAGAATTAATCGTTGTCATCACAAGGCGGATCTCGTTCCTCCCACTCTTGCTGTCTCTGATACATTCTTTCTGATTCGTAGAAGTCCATAAATGAAAAGTTAGTTGCTACCTAATTGGTATGAGACTAAGTATATGAATATATATTATGAAGTCAAATAAATTACTTCGCTTTATGTCTTTTCATTTTAGTTTTTATATTTTGAATATTCTTTCATACTTGTAGTAACCTTCTCTGTAAAGGAAAAAGTAATTCTTTTCATTTTTTAAGATTTTTTCTTAATTCTTTTCGCTCAATTTCAAATTTATTGAGTCTTTCATTCAGATTTTCCATTAGTTATTAGGTTATTGAACATTTAAATTATACGACCATTTGTATCAACAAGATGTTTTTTGTTTTCATCTACAACAATCAGATATATTATTACTGGAAATTTTATAAAGTTCTGCAGCAGATTTTATAGATATAAAATCTCGTATATAAATATTATCTACAGTATATTGGTAAACTACTTTTGATAAATAATGTAATTCTCTTTTCTTTCATTTCCAATAACAAGGACTTTTTGTTCTTCATTCATCCCACATTTGTTTTACATTATCCTTAGATGTTCCCCATTTTAAATTATATAAAGAATTATTTTTAGTATTATTATCTAAGTGCATTACTATGGGTAGATTTTCAGGATTAGGAATAAAGTATTTAGCTACAAGTCTATGATGTTTTTCTTGTCTACGATTTCATTTAAAACATAAAGTAGCACACCTATATCATCATTTAGATGATCATCATTTTAGTATTTTTCCTTTTCAGGTTACTATACTTTTAATTTCTCAATTAGATCATACTTTATATAATCATTCATATCATTCAATGTCGATCCATTCAATCATAATAAGTTAGTAAAGTAACTTCATTATATAAATAATTATATTAATTGCAATACTTTATTCACTTGTTTTTATTTTCTTCATCTTATGTCTTATATTAGTAAGCCTGTTATTTACTAGTTTTAACTCCTTTGAGTCTTCTTTTTGTATATAAGAATATAGTTTTTGTCTTTCGTGGATTATATCTCTTTCAATGATTTTTTTATTGTAGAGTTCTTGGAGTTCTGGGATTGTTGATTTTTTTCGCATAGTTAGTTAGTTAATATGTTATTAAATTTATTTCAAACAAAGATCAATACTTCTTTTATCTTGTTTGCATCAGATCAATACTTTCATTCAAGATATTCTATTACTTCTTCTTCTGACATATCTTTATAAATTGATATGTCTATGTCATCAAATATATGTTTGTTCATTATTCAGTAGGGTTAAATGCTAGGATTATTTGTTTTAGGTGGTCGAGAGAGCGAGGGTATATTGGTATTGATTCTCAAAAATTTAATGTTAATTCCATTTTACATCATTGTGTATACACAATAGTTCAGCAAGTATCTCATAATTCTTTGTAAATAATATTATCGTTAATTACCAAACCTATATCTTTGGTAAACCCAAGTTCTTCAAGTTCTGTTTTTGTAGGAGTATACATATAGGTTATTTAGTTGGGTAGTAAATTCAATCCTTCAATTCGTATTCGTAAGAATGTCATATTACAAGTTCTCATTTTTCATCTATCCATTGTGCATATGCTCAATCAATTTTATTGAAAGTAAGTATTCAATCTCAATGGTTTGTTTTGTCTCATCTTTTTAGGTTGTAGTATTTTACTATCATATAGGTTATTTAAAATTAGAAATTTGTATTTCTGTCAATAGTTCAGCTCAAATCATTAGTAATGTAATTATTGCGATAATGATATATTCTAGTTTTGTCATAGGTTGTTATGGTTAATACGAGATAATGCTTTTTCTAAAATGTTTCTTTCTATAGAATGACTTGTCATATTCCAGTCTGGTCTATTATAAGTTTCCTCTATCATATCATTAATCACTTTTTGAGTGTCATAAGTAGGGAGAGAATTGATTATTTCCAATACTCGTTCTGGGCTTATCATTATTGGGTCTTCTTTTGATGGAAAATCTTTTATAAGTTTTATAAATGGTTTTTGTACATCTTCAAGTTTTATTACCATATATTAAAAGTTACGAAGTATTTTCTTTACGATAGCGAACCTAGAATTGACTGTGTTCCTGTGATTCTTCGTGTGAATAAAATAGAAGTCTTCAGCGAATCATTCTTCCACCGATGATGCAGAGTAACTAGAATAGAACTCTTTATTCTTTTCCCATTCCTTTTTGTATTCGTTCCGTTGGCTTTCTGTTAGCTTCTCGAACCATACATAGTGTCACATTTCGTGGACTAGGATTCTTTCCTTTGCTCTACCTGTATAGTTACTACAGACATACATTACTTTGCTTTCCTGATTATATAGTCAGCCAACATCAGAAAATCATCAGCATTGTATGTATGCTCCCGGAATAATTCAGTTAATGGGAATCATTACGATCTGAATTTGAGCGAGAATGAGAGAGAGTGATAACATACTAAAAGTTAACAGGGAGTTATTATAGATAGAATCTAGCAATCAAGAATCGTTTTGGTATTTCACACTCGCTGTCCTTGATCCAGTATTTCGCTGTTGCTAGATACTACCTACAATGTGTTTCCAGTATTTCCGATTATTTCTAACTGAGTTAGGCAGGATTGCGTGTATACATTCAACACATACGATTATATGAATTATTACTATAATTGCAAGTATAATCGTATACTTTCTTTATAATTAGATTGACGAATTTAAAATTTAATTCAATTGTCTTTCATCTGAGTTGCTATATCCAGTATTCTTGAAAAATACTCATCAATCGGTGCATTTTTTAAATGATTAAATTCCTTATCAAGTCATATTCTCCAAGTATCATAATCAATACTTCTTTCATTAGCCCGTTTTGCTTTTCCTATCATCCAGTTTGATATCATATTTTAAATTGTTAATCGTTTAATTGCTTATCATACCACTTACAAGAGCATTCTCTAGAACAAAAAGAAAACTCTCCATATGGATCAGATTCAAAGTCCTTGTTACATTCCATACATTGCCATATTGCCATACTTATATAGTTAATCGTTGTGATAATTCCTTATAACTCGCTAATATATTCCTACATCTTCTCAATGCTTCCTGAGTTTCTTTTAGTTCTGTCATAGTTATTCATTAATAGATTTAAGTATTTTTGTTGCTTTTAATACTATTGCATCTGCTTCTCTAAAATTCATTGTTCAAAGTGTAGACTCCAGCATATCAATTACAGCTCATACTATGAGTTTCTCTTGTTTTTCCATAAGTTATTTAATTAAATAGTAGGGGAGTTATTTATCCATCCAAGTGTACAAATTCTCTAATAATATCTGGTAATGATAGATAGATATTTTCTTTAATCCACCTTTCTTCTAATTCGTTCGCATCATCTAAATTCATAATACCATATATTGCTTCAAAGGTATTTGGAAATCTTATTTCTAGTGATTTTCTTTTATATTTATTTTCCATAATTAATTAGTTATTAGTATAAATTATCTTTTAGGTATTATTCACTTTCTATGATATTTGATAAAATCATCAAATTCTACTTCAACATCTCATCTATCTCGATTTAGCAATCAGTTATGATACCAGTAAGCAAAATCTAGAACTTCTTTTTTTGTATACATATTTTTAAAAGTTATAAATACCGACTCATAATCCTTCTCATCTCTAGATCTCGTAATGACTCAAAAACATAACTTGTTCGTTGTAACTCAGTTAGTTGACTCATCGCTAATTCTTGTAGCTTTTTCAGTCTCTCGGGTGGTAATGAGTTGATAGCTTGTGTTATTTTATCTTTTGTATCTTCCATAATTTATAAAACTAATGAATCTATATTTCTATATGAGTTTATATCCTCATTTATTTTATGATTTACTAAAAGTTTTAATTGATGAAATTTTCTTCGTAAATCTATATTTTCTTGTACTAAGTCTATATTTATATCCAATATATCCTCATTTATTCAGTATATTCAATCAGGTAACTCGTGAATCATTCAAATATCTATAAGATTTTTAATAGCATTTTTTGCTTTTTGTGGATGTATACCAATTGATCGTAATGATTCAATTTTATGGTTGTTAGTTTTTAAGTGAAAAAGTACGACAAATTCAGGAGTTAACATAAGTAAAAATTAGTAAATATTATCAAACTCTGGTTCTAGTTCTTCATTCATTGTATAGTAATTGTTATATAATGCAAGTATTTATTTATACTTTCTCTTGACGATTAGATTTTATTGTCTTTTTCTTTTCTTATAAGTATATCCAAGTTTACTAGAAATTAATTGTTCTGTTCATTCTATTGATATTCATTGTTCAGGAGTAGAGTGATATTCTTCGTGGCATTTATTACATAGAATAAATAAGTGATGTAATGGCTCATATCATACTTTATCATAGCTTCCGTGATGACATATGAGTTTTTCTGTAGATCAACAAGCCTCGCATTTATTACCAACTAATTCTAATAAGTTGTTCCGCTTATTCTTCCATTCTTTCGATATGAGATATTCGTGGTACATTACCGCTCTTTGTTCGTATAATTTTTTAATCTGGGAGCTGTGATATTTAAGTTTTATTGATATATCAGCAAACTGGCTATTTTCTTTTTTAAGTCAGGAAAGAGTTATATTCGTTGGCATTTTGTACGGATTGAATCAGGTATCGGAAGGACTGCGAGTATTCATAGTTTCTTTTGGTTATAGTTCAAGATCCTGAGATAGGAAGTCACGGGGCATTTCAGATACAATCCACCCTATATCCCTCCTTAAATAGAAAGATAGGCTTCCGTCCCTTATTGAGGGATTACACACTTTCGTGATCGTACTAGTACCATTTTTATACTCCTTTCCCTACTAAGAAGCGGGTGGCGGTTGAGAGTTTCCTAGAAGTAAGTTCGAGTCCTTTCGCTTCGTTGGATAATACGGGGGTAGAATTCTTTAGACTCGCTATCTACAATGTTATCTATAGCTTGTTATCTTCACTATAGCACCATCCTTGTTACAGGTTCGAGTATACGAAAAAGCACCAGTCATTTCTGATTGGTGCTAAGTCGTCACTCTGATTATTACGGAGGATTGGCGACTCCGATGCCAATCAGAGTTATTTTGAATACTTTATTCATAGTCATATTATTCAAGAATGTATTTCTGTCAAGTATTATCTTATTATTTATTGATTTATAGTATTGCAAATAATCATAAAATAGATATAATTGATCTACTTAAAAACTACTATGTCTATACAAGAACAACAGTCTATATTAAAACAGATTCAAGAATTACTTGCTATTTATAATGAATCAGTTGGAGTAGAAGGATATAAAAAACAACTCGTATAATGAAGAAACGAATATATAACGATACATTCTGATTTGAAGTAGTAATAACAGATAAGAAGAAACACTATCCATATCAAATACCAGATCGAGCAGAAGCAATATGTCATATAGAACCTGATATAGCATACTTGTATATTAAAACCAATACTCATAGAGTTCTTGTACACGAATGTATACATATAGCTCAGGGAATACTACACCATAAAGGAATAAAAACTTGATACAATAATACTGAGGTACTCGCTTATGTTACAGATTGGATCTATAACGAAATATTAAAAATACTTGAAAATAAATAATAAATGAATATAATACTCTCACTATAGACTTAAATAACTTACTAACAATAAATCCGGGTGTCTATAGTAAGTAGCCCGGATTTTATGTACTATGACAAAAAATGAAATACTATTACAAAGAATAATTAAACTAGAAAATAGATTGAATATTGTAGAATCAGATATAGAAAGAAATTGTGAAGTAGCGAACTATAATCAGAAGAACACAGATAAATTATTTAATAAACTTATTAAGAAAATATTTTGAAAGAAAAGAAAAGTTGAATATGTAAATTACATTCCTAATAAAAATGAAAATAGTGAATCAGATTTTGAAGAAGCTGAATTTGGTTCTAAATCTTCAGAATACCAACCTTGCTGATGTCCAAAATGAGTTACTTGCCCTTGATATTAAAATTTATAAACTATGAAAACATATCCAAAAGTAGATTGAAAACAAATTGATAAATACTCCAGAGCAAGAATGGATAAATACGAGAAAATCGTAAAAGATTATCTTGATATGGATTGAGGTAAATATACAACTGATGTACTTGCATATAATATCGCTTTTCTTTTACTTGAAATTTAAAAATATGTCTAATAAATCAAATAACTCATCACTAAAAGCAAGACTCTCACAACCAAATAAAACACCAGATAGATATAATCTTGAATGGATAAAGAAAACGGAAAGAATGAAACAAGATATTTAATAATAATTTATGGCATTTATTTTACCTACTCCAGATTGAAAGTTTGAATGCCTTTGCGGTGCTGTCTATGATTACTATACCTGCAGATGCGTATCTTGATGCAAAGAAATAAACTACATTTCAGCTAAATGACAACTAATTAAACATTAATATGATAGCAACACAAAAAATACTCGACACTATAAGAGACTTTCAAATAGAAATGAGTCACTTAAACATAGATGTTGAAGCACTAAGGTTATCACAAGGACTAACTCAGGATTTCTGATGAGAAAGAATAGAAATAATAAATTGAATAATGTTAATAAAATAAAACTTGATTCTAACTAATACCATATGAAAGTAAAAATACTTAATCACGAAATCGTCTTCAAAACTCATACAGAAGACTCTGAGTTCAATAAGAAATGAGACATAGTTCCTGTACTAGAAATACAGTGTATTAACTGTGATGGAGAATATCAAACAGTAATCCTGAAAGACATAGAAGATATAAAGACACCAAAACAGTTGCAAAAAGCTATAAAAACAGTAGAATATGCAATAAATAAAACACATAAAGATAAACTCCAGAAGAAAAAGGAAATGAAGAAAGAGTTTCAACAGTTTAGAGCTATGCAAAAAGCATTAGCAAATACCAAGCACGATGAAGAAAGTTTCAATAAGGCTATTAAGGAATATAACGAGAAAAATAATGTCTAGACCATTCTGAACATACAAGTATACTCCAGAGGAAATGCTAGAGGAATCAACAGCATATTTTTTAAATTGTGATAAGACTACAATTGATAAATGAATGGGGGCAAAAGTACAGAAACCTAAAACACTATCTTGACTGTGTTTATGGCTTTGAGTAGAGAAAGATTACATATCTGAGAAGGCAAAAGATCCAAATTATTCCGAAACTATAAAAGGAATTAGAATGAATGTCGAGAATGATATAGAAGAATGAATACTAACTTGAATGTATAATGCTACTTCCTGAATATTCAATCTAAAGAATAACTTTAATTGGGTAGATAAAACAGAAGTTGATCAAAATATAAAAGCACAAGTAAATAATATGACTGATATGCCTACTGATGAACTTTTACAACTAGCTAATGGCAATAACTAAAGAACAAGCACAGCAAGAACTTGCAAAAAGAGAGCTATCATTACGATTGCTTTCTTATTTTGTTCCACAGATTGATCCATTCTATTGAAAGCCTTGAAAGGAATACATATTCAAACCATTCCATAAGATACTAACTGATGCACTTGAACGAGCATTGAATTGAAAATGTAAAAGAATAATGATCTCAGTTCCTCCACAACATTGAAAATCAACAATCAGTACACAACGATTTCCACTATTCGCACACTTACAAGATCCAACTCTAAACATAGTATCTGCTTCTTACTCCTGAGATCTTGCAAAGTCTCACTTATGAAAGATAAGGCAGATTGTAGAAAGCCCACAGTTCAAAGTTCTATGAAAGCCTCTCAACTTCATCAAGAATGATTCTATGGAGTATCAATTAAAAGAATGAGGCTCTTATTATTCAGTATGAGTATGAGGTTGATTGACTTGACGACCAATAGATATAGGTATTATAGATGATGTTCATAAGGACAGAGCAGAATATGAATCAGATACAATCCGTAACGGAGTTTGGGATTGGTATTCTTCTGTATTTCAATCTCGTTTACATAAAGACTCTATTATTATCGGAGTAATGACAAGATGGGGAGAAGATGATCTCTTTTGAAGGATATTAGAAGCTGAATGAGACAAATGGGAAATTATCAATATTCCTGTCTATAACGAGGAAAAAACAGAGACTATATTTCCTGAGAGATTTCCTTTGGAGTTTATGAAAGATAAAGAAAATGCGATGATGGCTCGTGATTTCCAATCTCTCTATATGTGAGATCCAATAAATGAATGAGGTTGAGATTTTAAGAGAGAATACTTCCAATACTACCAAGAAGCACCTATATTTGCTCGTAAATACTCTTTTATTGATCCTGCTATTAGTCAAAAGCAAGAAGCAGACTTTACAGCTATAGTTACAATCTGAGTCACTAATGATAATAAGATATATATTCTGGACATAATTAGAGAGAGATTGCTTCCAGATGAGATAATAAACAACGCAATTAGAGTAGCAGAACACTACAATGTAGATGCAATAGGAGTTGAGGTAGTACAATATCAGAAGATGCTCGCAATGGAGCTAAAAAAACAAATGATACTACGAAACAAAATGTTTAGAGTATTCGAGATGAATCCTTCCTGAGAAAAGAATGTAAGAATAAAATCTATACTACAAACTCGTTACTCACTAATGACTATATATCATAAAAAATATTGAACTAATGTAGATGAACTTGAACTTGAACTCCTCAAATTTCCTAATGCTAAGCACGATGATATGATTGACTCTCTCGCAAGTGCTGTTAATATAGCAAGTATAGAATATAAACAAGAAGCAGAAATTCCAAAAACAGAAGATGATCCTCTCTGAATACTAAAAGATGAATGGATAGAAGAAGTAGAAATAGATTTTAGCCCTTTTTAATTATGCGACAACTTTGTTGACCAAGAGAACCGCTAACAAGCAAAACAAGAATAGAATGATTTAATAACTTTTTTAGAAGTAGAGCTATTCTAGCAATTGAATTATGATCAAAATTTAATTACTTATATATTAAGTGTTGATTATTTTCTATATTACCATTTCTTAGAACTGGGAAAGAGTGGTGGAAAAAATAATCATCCTTACTAAAAAAACTTGATAATGAGACTAATTCCCATATACTTATAATATAACTCAAAAAATTCTATGGATGATACAGAAATCCTCGCAAGAATAAGACTACAAAAAGAGCAATGAGAACAGAATGTACAAACTCAAAAGCTCGAAATTGAATCTGATATTAAACTAATACGATGAACTAAAAAGAAAGGAAAAGAAAAGCTCATCGGAGATTTTTCTATGTCTTCTAAGGTAAGAAATCTTATCGCTCGTTCTTATTATACAAAAAGTCCTATCAATATTCGACCAACTAAAAATGGTAGTGAAAGAATAGCAAAGGCACAAAACAAACTCTATAAAGAAGATAGAGATACTCCAGAAATGAAAGCTCTTCGCTATTACAAAGATAGTGACAAGTATTCTACAGGAGTATCTTGTATTGCAAAAGTAGGTTGGGATGGAAAAACTAAGAGTCCTAAATGGGATAGAGTAAATCCTCTATTATGTGTACCTGATCCATTCGGAGACTACTTCACAGGAGACTATCGCTATATTTGATTCTATTCTATTCGTACAAAGGAAGAAATGGACAACCTAGGTTGGGACACGAGTTGGTGTAAAGATGCTATAGGAGGAGAAAAAGACCGCAAAAGAACAGAACAATTAAATGCTGGAGTATTACCACAATATGATAATACAATATTCGACATTTATATGCACTTCGAGGAAATCGAGGAAGCAAAAGAATGAGACAATGAAAAAATAATGCTATATATTACTGATGGTAATTGCAAGCATATCCTAGAAAAGAAAGTATTGAGCGAAATGCCTTTCGTATTCTTTTACTGGAGTCCTAACGGAACATTCTTCGGAGATCGACCAGCTAACTATATTCGAGATACTCAACTATGGAAAGCTGAAATGAGAAACCTTCAAGCTGACAAGGTAAGACAAGAAGTATATGTGCAATGGCTTTATAATTCTGATTATGTAAGTGGAAAAGATATAGGATTCTGACTCAATAAGAAAATACCTATCAAATCAGGTCTTGACGGTGCAAATATACCACTTTCAAACATAGTAACACCAATACAACACAATACGAGAATAGATGCAAGTAATACATTTATTCAAGAACTTGAACAAGATGTGAATAATGCTCTTGCACTCGGAGAAATAGCACAATGAAGCACTCCAGATCGTAGAGAAACAGCAAAAACAAATAGCCTTGTAATGGATGCAACTGATGTGATCCTTTCTCTTAATGAAGAAATGGATTCTATATGAGAACAACAGTTTGCAATACTATGGTACTCTGCATACGCAGAACACTTCACAGAAGCAGACAAAAAGATTATTTACGCAGGAAGCTGAACAGGACAATCACCAATTATAATAACTCGTAAAGACTTTATTATAGAAGGAAATCTATCACTTGAAATTGAAACTGGTTCTGCAAGAGAAAAAAGACAATCAAAAGAAATAGCTTGGAGAACACAAACAAGTCCGCTTATTCTGCAAGATCCTGAAATCAATCAATCAAGCAAGAGAATAATCCTTCGCAAGCTCTTACTTGCCTGAGGTGCTGAAATGGAAGACATAGAAGAAGAAGTACCAATGACAGCACAATACACACTTCAACAGAATGAGAATATTATTCTACAAAATGAATACATAGGTATCAATCATACTGATGACGATGATGAACACTTGATTGCAATGGGAAGTATCAATCCTGAAGATATATATATGATAGCTCATCAAGCTGCTCATATTCAATCCAAGATAGATAAATCACAAATACAACCAGTAGAACAAGGAAATCAAATGCTCAACGGTGCAATGTCACAGGCAATGAGTCAAGCAGGCTCACAAACAGCAAAATTAAATTCTAACCAATAAAACTATGTCTGATGAAGTTCTTGATATTGAGGTAGAGGAAACTACAAGCTGGATAAAGCAAGTAGAGGCTCTTCCTAAAGAAAATAAAAAATCTGCAATAAGAGAATTACTTGAATATCGTGAATCTGATAACTTCAAAGAAGTTCTAGCATACTGTAAATCACAAATAGCTGTAATAAATGCAGAAATCTATACAGAAGCATACAATAGAGAAAAGTGTGAAGCTACAAGCTCTATTCTTGATTCATATGTAGTAACAGCTCTTGCAACTAAAGATATGTCTGAGCGAATCAACAACGAGCTATTCAAAAACTATCTTATTAAATCTCGAATATCTGCTCTTGACTCCGCTATTATGTTCAAGATTGGTGACCCTTACGGAGTACCTTTCGACCTTCCTATTCACTCTTCACTTGATATTCAGAAGACAAAAGCAAGTGCTTATAACTCTTTTGAAACTTTCCTCAATAACTGTATATCTCACTACGACGAGAAAGAAGTAGTAGCAAAGATGGATGAAGAAGTAAAAGAAAAGAAAGAAAAGAAGGAAAAGCCAGAAGAGAACCCAAGTGAGGTTTACTAGAGTTCTGAATTGGTGCAATCTACGGATTGTATCATTTAGCACTTTGCTAAGCTCGAAAGAGCATTAACCCACTTTATTCTATGTCTGAACAAGAAGTAGAAGAGCAAATCAGCTCTGAGGAAACTCTAAATGATGAAACAGGGGAAACAACTGAAACTCCTGACAAAGCCTCCCACAACAAGTCCAACTTCAAGAAGCTCTCAGAAGCTAAGAAGGCACTCGAAAGAGAACTTTCAGAAGCTCGTGAAGAACTAGAATCTTGGAGATCTGAAAATCCAGAACTTGTTGAAAAAGCTCTAACGAAGAAATGATCATCTTCGGATATAGAAGAAATCAAAACAGATATATTCTTGACTAAGAATCCAGAAGCCGAAGAGCATATGGATGAAATAAAGGTATTTACTGATAAATGATTCTCTCTAAAAGATGCGTGGAAGTATGTGAAACCTACTATCGTATCAGAATCTAAGTCTAAAACAGACTTCTCTATTAAAAACAATGCAAAACCAGTAAAAGTAGACTTAAAGTCTATGACAATGGCAGATGCTTACGCTGAATGAGCCTTAACTAAGGAACAACGAGCAGAGTGGAGAAAGATTCACGGGTAGTCAGGTAAAGAAGTTATGTTTCAATTAAACTAACTTTAAACTTATGGCTAACACATTTACAGATGTAGTTAAACTGCATTATGCAGAAGCTACACAAGAGAACCTTGAAAAGTCTCTCACCGCTATGGATCTTGCAGGAATGATCGACATTCCTAATGGAACTACAAAAAACCTTCCTTATGTTCAGATGCGAGCTACTGGTAACTATACTAAGTACACAAATCAAACAATTCAGGATGTAACAACTGGTAATGATACTATCGTTATCAATACAACTCCAATGGTAAACTTTGCTATGGATGTTATTGATGAAGGAGATAATTACATTGATGTTAAATCTGAGGTAATTCAAGATGCTTCATACCAAATTAAGAAACGAATTGACGGAGATTTCTTCAATCAAGTTCTTAATGCTAAGTGGAAGTATGATGCAAACGGATTTGGTCGAAATACTGGTACTCTTTCTCCTATTACTCTTACAACTGGTGCTTCACAGAATATCTCTACCACTTTTGGTAAAGCTAAAGCTGGACTCACTAATAACGGAGCTAATGGAAATGCACTTGCACTCTGTGTAGATGATTTCATTGCTGCTGATCTTACTACTCTCGGAATGGAAACTAATGTTTCTGGAGTTGCTGATGTATCATACACTCGTGGATTTCAAGGTAAATTCGGAGGAATGAATACTTATTCAGTATCTATGCTTACTGGTACAGCTGTTATGGATCTTGCTACTCAACCAACTGATGGTGATACAGTAACTATTCAAGGTGTAACATTCACATTCAAGACTACTCTTGGAACAACTGCTGGTAATGTTCTTATTGGTGCTGATGCAAATGCTGCTTCAGTTAATCTTGTTGCACTTATCAACGCACCCGGAACAACTACTGCACAAGGTGTTGCACTTTCTCAGGATGATCAAGCTACACTCGAAGGTGTATCTGCGGTTGATGGAACAAACCTTCTTACTATTACTAGTAAAAATGGTGCAGTTAATGCAAGTTCAGTAATGACTGCTGCTGCAAACGACTTCCAAGCACAAGTTCTCAATGCTGGTATTATGGAAAAGGGTGCTATTAAGATGGCACTTCGTGATGGAGTTAAGGTTGATACTCGTGATGAACCTCTCAAACTCGTTACAAACTACTTTATCTATGCTCGTTATGGTCTTAAAGTGACTACTCGCAGCAAGGAGCGAATGGTTGTAATTCCTCTCGTATCTCAGGCAGCTGAGGCGTAGGCTCTATAAATTCCCACTTCGGTGGGAGTTTATGATTCTATTCTTTACTATAAATTATGTTCTATATATATAATCCTATTACAAATACTGAGGAAAAAGTATCTAAAATAGAAAAGCATCATCTTCATAGAAATACAAAACTTCCATTGATTTCTGAAGAAGAAAGTGTACAATCAGTAGTAGAAACTCCAGTAAAAAAGGCTTGAAAAGCTAAAACTAAATAATTATGGCTAATCTTACACTAAATTCCATATATACTCGTATTGTAGCGAGAGAATATCCTGATTCTACCTATACAAGTACATTCTTTCTCGAAGATGCACATATTATCACGCAAGATATATGGTCAGATATTATTTATCAACGAAAAGGTAACACTAATTGGGATATTTGGCTTGCTGATACAGTTGCTTTGCAAGATGAATACACTTATCCTGCAAAATCTAGTACACTTGTATGAGCTGATTGGATTGAATCAGTCTCTATTGCTTTCCAAAGTGATACTTATACAGATACAGGCTCTCTCAAATACACTCCTTGTAAAAAAGCAACAATAGAACAAATAAAAGATTGGGATAGACTCTCTCAGGAACTACCAAAAGATACTCCTATTTACTTTGAAAGTGATGGAAGTGTATTTATTGCACCAGATCCAAGAAGTACGCAAGTAGGAACTAACAGAATACGCATTACAGGGGTTCGTAGCAATGCGAGCGGAGGTTGGACAACTGCTACTACAGAACAAGAAACAAAACTTCCTCTATTTCTCTTAGATGTACTCTATTATGGTATAGCTTGGAAGACTCACGAGTTTATGAGACGAGATCCAAACATCGTTCAGTCTAAATATAACTTCTACTTAGAACAAAAGAGACGAGGTATTATGAAAATGAATACTGAAAGCTCAGAAAGTTATGAGACTACAGATATGAGTGTTTCAGAGGTTGAAAATGATGAACTTAATCTAACAGTATAATGGAAAAATCTATAGTAATACAATCATTCCAATGAGGTCTATCAAATACTAAGACAGTTGGGCAAACTGGTTCATTTTATGACTCAAAAGCTATTGATTATAGAAAAAATCCAGAGTTTGTTGTATTAAATAGAAAGATAGATGAGCAATCATTTTCTACTACATCAAAACCAAATGTAATAGCTCTTACTAACTATTCAGGATGAGCAACTGTACTAAGTGAAACGAATCTATTTTGTGAGAATGGCAAGGTTTATAACGCTACAGAGTGAGAAATATACTCCTGAGAAGGATGAGCAATCTATAACCTAGCAAATATCAATGGGTATAACTATATGCTTTCTGCAACAAGAATTGAAAGATTTATAAATGCAGTAAAAGCTCCAATACTAGCTACAAATACCTTCGTGAGTGGTTGGACAGGTACAAACTGGAGTTCAGGAGTTCATACCCCTTGATCCACAGTAGCATACACTCAATCATCTCCGCTTGTTGTTGTAACTGGGGAAAGATACCACGTTATAATTCAGGCAGATAGTCAATCAGTTTGAAGCTGTACTATAACAATATGATGAGCAGTAGCACAGACAATAACAAATTTCTGACTAACAACTGGTAGAAACGATCTATATTTTGTTGCTACAGGAACAACAGGAATTACTATTACTCCCTCAAATGATTCTACTATTGTTCTATCGTATATTCGTGTTGATCGTGTATCTACTCTTGCTTCTCCTGATGGATTATGAGTAGATAATTCTTATAAGACTCTTACTACAGCAAGTGTTACAAAGCGACCTTTTATAAATTTTTACTGAGACCTTATTTTTGGTAATGGTACAAGTGTTGCTCGTTTAAATAAAGATGAGACACTTATGGAATATTCAACAAGTGTTGAATATCCTGTTATAGGTGGACTAGATGGAACTGTATATGCAATCACTCAGATTGCCACTAATATATATGTATGGTGTAACAACTGATGAGCAACTAATGTATATATTTGGGATTGAGTTAGCACAAGACCATCACAAAAAATAAATGTTGCAGATAGACCAGTAGTAAATGTAGCTATATTATCAAATCAACACTACTGGTGGAGTCAAAAAGGTGTACAAAGTCAAAAATTCATACATATTTGAGAGAATATTACAAATCAAACAATTGTAAAATCAGATATTCCTCGTGATCCTACAAGTGCATCAAATTATCCAGAAGATAGACTAGCACTATACTGAGAGTGAACAAATGCTATTGAGACCTTTGGGGATTACATATTTCTCCCTTGATACGGAAAGATATTCTCTTTTTGAGGTTACTATCCTTGATTTTCAAAATCTCTTAATAAAGAATTTACATATAATTGATCTGAGTGTACTGCTATGCTAACTCCTACGAATTACGCAAGTAACTGAACACAAACAGTTGCAGATTTTTATATGCTTGTTACATACCAAAGAAGTTCAACATACTATCTTGGTATTATAGATATGCGAGAATGGAATGGCAACTATGCAACTACTGGATATATCGACACAATGGAGTATTCAGAAGGAAATGTATGAGTAACTAAAAACCTAAAGAAACTAATAGTTCCTGTAATGCTAGGTAATGCAAACTGCTCAATTAAAGTCTATCTAAACATCAATCAAGCCTGATTCGTTTTACTTGATACACTCGATCAAACAAGAGTATGAACACTTTGATTCAAAGCAGTAGAAGTTCCTACATCATTCGCTTGGAACACTTTACAGGTAAGATATGAACTCATTACAGCAAGCTCAACATACAGTCCAAAGCTATATGTATGACAGAACATAGTAAACGAAGTAACTGAAACAGGTAAATCAAGAACTTATGGAAATTAAAGATAGTTTTGAAACTATAGACATACCTGAAATCAAAACAGCAGATATATCGTATGGATATAATAGTGAAGTTTTGAATTGAGAACAAATAGATACAAAAAGTAATAGAGATATTTCAGGTGAGCAGTATTTTGCTATGGATATATTCTCATCATCTTGAAATACCTGAGATTGAACATTTAGAGATTTAAAACTAATAGGGTTTAATTGAGATAAATGAGTGATTTATACACAGGAAATTATAACAGCATTAGGAAATACAACAGCGAGTATTACAAAAAGCTATACAATAGATACACCAGTAAATAACATTATAAAACTACCAGCTTGAAAAGTATTTAAAATATGTGCATACTTCAATAGTACGACACAGAACTTGAGAATAGCAGATACAGGCTCTCGAAGATACATAAGAGCTTGATCAAATCCTCTTGACCTTACATCTACTAATCCTGAATTGATTTTTATAAATAGTTGAACCACTACTAGTAACATAACATTAAAGTTTGCTACAAGTGCAAGTGACAGACCTATATTTTGATTTTTAATCGAAATCAAGTAGCAATAATCATAAATAAATAACTTGATTATGATACTAATTCTCATATAATTTAATTACATAACTTTTTTACCTATGTCTAAATCCAATACAACCGAGAATGATGTTCTCAAAGCTATCCTACAAGGTACTGATCCTTCTTGGAGAGCAGGAGCAAATCTATATCTCGCACTATATACAGCTGATCCGGGAGAAGCAGGTACAGCTACAACAAGTGAAACAGCATATACAAATTATGCTCGTCAAACTATCGTTAAGGCTACTGGGTGGACTGATGCTGGTTCATCATTTACTAACTCAGCACTTATTCAATTTCCACAATGTGGAGTAACAGGTGCTACACTTAGATATGTTGCAGTAGTTACAACAGATTCTGGAGCTGGACAAATTCTATACTCTGGAGCTCTTAATTCTGATCTTGCAGTAGCTAATCTTATTCAGCCGCAGTTCGCAATTTGAAGTTTGACAATAAATGAAGATTAGTTAATAATGTAGTTTATATTATTTAATTTTTATTAGAATATTAAAATATAGAATATAAATATGCAAACTCTAAAAAAAGAAAATACGACAGATTTCGAAAAAGAACTTCTTACAATTGAAGAAAAGTACGGAATAAAATTCAATAAAATAATCTTTACGGAATGACTTATTGAATGTACCTGCACTTATGATAATTTCAAACAAACAATTATAGTAAATAAAGATAAGCTCGCACAATGAGAACTCGAAGTCGTTTCAGATAATGGATTTAATACTAAACAATATAGAATATAATGTACACTTGTTCACAATGTAACAAATGAGTAATTGTACTCAACTGAGAAATAATAAAGGCTTGTCCTTGCGATGCATCAGTTATTGCAAATGCTTCTTCTTCTCTTACTTGAATGGGTGGAGTAACTATCTAAATATGGAAATACTTATTTACAGAAACGATGAAGAGGAAACTATGGCAAGTGTATTTTCTGATGTAAGACAAGCTCTTGACCATATGAAATTACGAGCCAGTGAAGAAGGAAAGGAATGGTTTGAATATATAATCAAAGCAAATGACAGTCAATAGTGTACAACAACTCGTAAATGCTGAACTCGAATGAAGAGTTCGTAGGTATCAATGGAGAAAAGTGCCTACTCAGACAACATCTACTTGATTTTGGTTTGATCTTTCGCTTTCTCCTTGAAATCCAGTACCAAAATATTGGTTTGATGCTACTCCGCTTATAGCAAAATCAATAGCACAGTCTACTGATTGATGAATTTGGCATTGACCAAATACAGCACCACAAAAACAGTATCTGAGAATGACGACAGCAATGTGTGGTTCTGCCTCAGGATTACCAATAAATCTTACTCTCTGCGATTTCCTTCTCTACTATCCTTCGGTTGATGACTCAGTTCTCGATGTTCAAACACTCGATAATACTGTAACACTTCCAAGATACCAAGATGGAAAAGGTGTACAAGTTATAGCAGTAACAGTAGCAGGTAGAACTTGATGACAGGATTTTTATTTCACTTATACAAATAGTGATTGAGTATCTGGTAGAACCTCACAGACAGTAAGACAAAATACTGTATCTACTATCTGAACGATAACAACATCCTCACAAACAACTTTATGAATGTCAGGTAATCCATTTATAGGATTACAATCAGGCGATACAGGAGTACGAAGTATCGAATCAGTTACAATGCTTTGAGTTGATGTATGACTATTTTCTCTTATACTAGTAAAGCCACTTGCTCAAACACAAATTCGAGAACAAACAGCACCAGTAGAAAAGGACTATCTACTAGAAACAAGTGATATTCCAGAAATCAAAGATGATGCGTATCTTAATTTCCTATCCTGTCCTTGATGAAATCTAAATGGTATTACTCTTTTTTGAGATCTTCAAATTATCTATAACTAAACTTTCTCTATATGGCTTGATTTTCTTCCCAAGACTCCATCATAAACGCTCTCAGTAACGGTCAATCATTTCGATATGATTGGAACAAGAGTATGAATCCAACTACTGCTGCAATTGCAGGGGAATTTCATATGACCGCTCGATGAAATGGTAACCCTTGACCAGATGCGTTATTCAATACAGGTACAAACTTACTTTTTCAATGAGTAACTGATACTAAAGCAAATGCTTCAAGTATTCCTCATTGAGGAGATGTACAGCCTACATATTACAAATCTCTTGCTAATATCTCAGCTTTCACAGCAGCAGCAACTACAGCACCTTGCGTGGCTGTTGTTCTTGATGTAATTGGATTCTACTATGTCTCTTCTGTAACTACAGCAACAGCACAGGCAACAACAAATACTCTCGGGTATGCTGATACTTTCACAGCAGATGACACAACAGACGTAATAACTTGGACTTCTACAGCAAATATACCTTCTAATATCCTCACAGGTACACGAGTTCAACTTACTACAACAACAACACTTCCAGCAGGACTCTCTCTTGCTACGAATTACTATGTTATTAAATTAACTGATTCAACTTGTAAACTCGCAACTTCTTATGCAAATGCAGTAGCAGGAACAGCAATCAACATTACAAGTACAGGAACAGGAACACACACAATGAGTCGTTTACTTCCTCGATACACCAATGGTGCAGGAGTACAGGCAATCATATTCAATCCAAACTCTGTTGCTCTTGGTGCTGCTACTCCGAATATGTCTCTTGGTTATACGAACTCTGCACAAACAGCTTCTCGTGCAACTCCCGGAGTTCTACCAGTAGGAAAAACAGCTGCATCTAACTCGCTTATTATATATACTGGAACAGGTGCAGGAAAATATAACTACCAAATGCCTCTTCAATCAGGAGATGCAGGAATTGCAGAAATCAACACGATTCAAAACTCTGTTTCTTATGTATCAGGTGCATATTGTGTAGCCCTTGTAAAAGAAATTGCAAGAATACCTATCACAACAATTGGAGTTGCAGCAGAACGAGACCTTGTAAATCAACTTCCTTCACTTCCTAGAATATACGATGGTGCTGCTCTCTATGTGGCTATCGGATCTTCAACTACTACTCCAGCAGCAGCAAACTTCTCAGGACACATAACTTGTATTTGGAATTAAGCTATGGCACTACTCTGAAACTACCACATCTTCAATAAGAACCCAATACAAAATACCTGATGAGATAGTCTCTCAGGTATTGTTGGTCTCAGATATAATTGGAATCAATCAGGAATATCTAACGGAAGATTCTACGGAGAAAATTGGATAGTATGAGTTTCTAATAAATGCGGAGTACCAAATGGATATTCGGCTCCATATTCTTGGAAACTTCCACCTAAAATATGAGGACTTTGATCTAATGTGGGAGCTATATGAAGTGGATCATTTTCAGGATCAGGTGCACTCGGAATGAATATAGAGTCAACTATTGATTGACTTGGAGAAATAACAAATGCAAATCTCTGACTTATTCTATCAGCAGTAGCTACACTTTCTGGACTTGGTGGACTATCCGCAGATGTAGTTGGCGCACTTAATGCTGCCGCTACTCTTGCAGGTAATTGAGATATGTCTGGATCTCTTGGTGCTCTTGCAGGTGCAGTTGCTACCCTCTCAGGAACAGCAACAATGAATAATGATATTACAGCTCTTGCTCATATAAGTGCGGATATATATGTAAATCAATCAGAAGCAAGTGTACAACAGATTGTCGATGGGGTATGGAATGCTCTTGCAGCAAACTACAATACAAGTGGAACAATGTGAGAGGCGGTTCAGACAGGAGGAGGTGGTGGATCTACAGCAGCTCAAATTTGGAGTTATGGAACAAGAACTCTTACAGAAAGTGCTGGACTATCTACTGAAGAACACGATAAGTTATTCTCACTTGAAAACAGCACAGGTGGTGGCGGATTCTCTTCACAGGCTATACAAACAAGTATATATAATCCTTTTT